TTAAATTTTTCATGACCCATACCATAACCTAAACCTAAGATAGCTGTTTTACCAACATATCTTTCTAACTTGTTAGCTTTAGTAATTGGACGCCCATAAATTTGAGATGCAAAATTACTGTACACATCTTCGCCGGCAGCGAATGCATCAAGTAAGTCAACTTCTTTTGCAAGCCAGGCTAACATACGTGCTTCGATGTTTGATAAGTCAGCAACATACAAAAGTTGACCGTTAGGGGCTTGTATTGCTTTACGTAACACAGATCCCCGGGGAAGGTTTTGTAAGTTAATACTTTCAGTGCCCCCAAATCTACCTGTATGTGCAGCGTAATATCTTAAAGGTACAGAAAAAGTATTGTCAGGGTTTATGTTTTCTAACATTCTTTGCGCACGTGTTTCTTCAATACGTGACTTGACAGCTTCTCTAGCATCCCATAAGTGTTGGTATTCAGGGTAAACTTTTTGCATTTGTATATAAGCTGAGTCAGTTTTACTAAATGCAGGAATCTTTTTACCTGTACTTGGACTAGTTTTAGTTGGGACAACGATGTTTAAGCTTTCTAAATATTCAGCAAATTTCTTTTGCGAAGCCAACGTTTCTCGGTCGACGCCCGATTGTTCTATAAGTTGTTCAGTGTTCGTTTTTATTGTTTCTTTGTGCGTTATTAATAGTTCACGATTTAAAGTTAGTTTTGGCTCTACATACATACGACAGGTTAAATCAATTACATCTAGCTCATCCTGTGGATAACTTTGTACAAACTTTTGAAAGATTGCATAAGTTAGATCAACGTCTTGTATACAATAACCAGCTATTTGTTCTTCAATGTCAGGTGGTAAATCTCTAATACCTTTCGCATTTACAAGCTCTTCTCCTTTTCGCATACTAGTATCATTAGGAAAAACACGTTCTGCTGTAGCTTTGAGTGAAGCCGATTGATTTGGATACAAACCCCGGGACATTGCAGCTGTGTCGTAATAATATGCAGGATATAAACCTAAATATTGAGTGAGGATGTAAGCATCAAATAAAGTATTGTGGCATATTACAGAAGACTCTTCCCAGGGTATGTTTTGTAATGCATCTAAATATTCATCTTCACCAAACCATTCGGTTGGTTCATTATTAAGTTTTATACCTACACCCCATATTTTAAAGTCTGGGTGATGTACGTATTGAACAGTAGTTATTTTACTTAAGCTTAGAGTGCTGTCGTAATAAGTTTCAAAGTCTAAATAAACTTTATTTTTCATGCTGGCCACCATGTTGGTTGTTTTCTGTTTTTATTCCACATTGCATATTTTTTTTCTGCAATAACGTATTGACGATACGAAAGTATTGGGTCATCTGGTTCTTTGTATTGGTCAGGCATTGCTAAAGCAATAGGTGTTTGTCGTGCTATTTTTATATTTTCAGGCACACGAGATAAAGGTTCTGCTAATTTTGTATAAGATAAATGCTCTCGATAATATCTATGTTCATATTCTTTACAAAGCGCAATAAAGTGTGCATATAACCAACCATAATTACCAGAAGTTTCTCTGGCCCATATTGTACAGGGGTGGTTTACATACGCAGCTTTATAGATCTTATGTTTGTCTGCATATTTATCACCATCTAACACTCTATGTGCAGTAGATAACATTTGCGCAGTTTCAAGTGGCATCTTTACTAACATTTTGTCAGGTTGTGCTTGTGCAGATTTAATAGGGCATTCGTCAAAATAAAATATGTTCATGTTTCGTCCTTAAGTTGTTCAATTTTAGTTTTCCATTCTTGATATTCACCTTTCTTTGCTCTTTCCCAACCGACTTGTTTACTGTGAACCATGTTAAAAGCTGTAGCTTTATTAACTAATTTCCATTGAATATATGGTAAATCGTCTGGATTAGAGTAACGATAGGGGTGTATAGGGTTTCTTTTTACGTAAACTTTTGACATTAATTATCCTTAATTAAAGTTGACATTCATCATGAATGCTTTATGTTTTTAATTATGGCACAGTTTTGTGCAAATTTAAAATAGGAGAAAAAAATGGCATCAACATATACTTCAGATGTAGTAAGTGGAAACCAATCTTTCAAACCTTTTCCTTCTGGAATTATGGGTGTTAGATATTCAAAGTTCGAAGCTTCTACAGCATTAGTACTTAATGATGTTATTCAGATGGTTGACGTATTTGCAGGTGAGACTGTTCACAAAGTTGTGATTAAAACAGACGACCTAGATACTGGTACAACAATTGTTCTTGATGTAGGTGACGGCACAACAGCTGACTACTACATTGACGGTTCTACCGTTGGACAAGCTGGTGGTACTGATGAGATCGATGCAAATATTGCACCAAAAGAATATTCATCTGATGACACAATCGATATTTTAGTACAAGCAGCACCTACAGGTGGCGGTACTGGAACAATCGAAATGTGGGTACACGTATCTTAAATAAATAGCCCCCTGTATTGGGGGCATTTATTAATTAGTTTTACGCCAGTCTGGATTGCATTCTTTCCAACGCAAAGTTGGTGCTGAGAAATCTAGTTTGTAAAACTTAAGTGGTTTCTTCTCAACAGTAAGTTTTTCATGCACCATCGTTTTTTTCATAATAAATAAAACAATAGAAGCAGATAAACCACCAACCATAGCAGCAGTCATACCGCTGAATGTACCATAGAAGCACACCATTAGCGTGACTGTAATAAGGACGTCTACAAAAATATCGTGACCGATAGTTTTACGTCCACCAATTTTAAGCGCTAGCAGCAACAGTCCCAGCGCGCTGACGATACCTATTAATATCATTATGTTTGTTCCTCCACATTAGATAGGCCATATAGCCAAATTGAATAAGCTCAATGAGAATCCAAAGAGCGGTTGTAGCAGATGCAACGATGTTAGCCATTATTTAATCTCCATAATAAAAATATTACTGCACCCAGGCATAAGGATATTGCAGCAAGCATTAGAAAATGATGCAGTGATGTAGCAATAGCCATAAGACCAAGCAACACTGCACCTCCAGTAAGAACAGAAACACCAAACTCTTTGATGTTTTGTTTAAATTTTGATGATTTCACCATAAGGCGCCTCCTCAGCGTAAGTTGATACCCATAAAACTGGATATGGTGGTTGTTCTCCGAAGTCGTTTGACTCAAGGTCAGTTAGATAAACTAACGCTTCGACATTAGGATGTTTTTCATTGATGTATTCAATGATTGGGCTAAAGCAAGTACCACCTCTACCTTGATATGTAACCTTAAGAGGTAATGACTCACGTGTATAAGTTTCAGCAGCTTGAACTTCAGTATCAAACTGTAAGAAATGTACAGCGTTTGGAGCTAGGTCTTGCAGAATAGTAGATGTTTCTTTTGTAAACTGTTCTAGCTCTTCATTTGTTATAGAACCTGAAGTATCAACAGCAACAGCTATTTCACCTATACATGGATTATAAGCAGAAGGTAAGAACATACCTTGACCAATAAACCTACGGTTTGGTCTAACCCATGAATAGTCAGATTGGTTGTATGAACGCAAGAATCTTGCAAGAACCATACGCCAGTCAACTTTAGCTTCTGTTGCAATACCAACTACTTCTTCCATTTTACTAGATAGTTTGCCTTGTGCTTTTGCAACTTCAGCTGCTTGGTTAATTGCAACTGTAAGTTGTGCTTCGACTGCACTAACAGAGGCACTGTTTGCATCTGGGTGGTCAATAACACCACCACAACCACCAAGGTCTACAGCGATAGAGTCCCATCCCTCGGGAGGTTCGGGGAGTATACTGTAAACATGTTCGGTGGTCATGTTGGCGTATTGTGGGTCATACAAACCACCAGTGGGTAGTATGAAACTTTCTTGAGTTAGCAGATAATTAATCACATAGTCAGCAGCTACGTTCCACTTTTTTGGATGTCTTTCTTGTCTACGTATGTGATGCATAAATACAACATGCATAACCTCGTGAGCTAGAAAACCTATACGTTCTTCAGGTTTGAGTTTGCCAAACCATTTTGGATTGTAGATAAGTGATTTACCATCAGTGGCACCCGTATCAATGTTGTCATCTTCTACAGGTTTTAAGCGTAGACATAGAGTGCCAAAGAATGGATTGTCAAGAATAAGTCTTGCACGTGCTTTTACAAATAATTCGTTCATTGTTCTAGTTTCCTTGCTAATACTTGAGCTTTTCTTTTTTCAAATTTCTCAATAGCTTTTTGATGTTTATTCTTGTCTGGATCGTCAGTATGTTTAGGGTCAGACATTTTTTCTAGTTTGTCTTTATCTAACCAATACAATATATTTGGAACTTGCCAACCACTTGGTTCTTGTTCCCATCTTGGTTTAAGTGGGGAATCAAAGTCAGCTAATCCTTGTATAGTAGATTGCCAAACTGGCAGAAAAGTATGAGCTACTTTTTTTACTGCAGGCTGCATGCCTTTCGGCCAGTCATCTGGTATCCATTGTGGATTTCTTAAATTGTAATCACTTAATGGTTCCCAACCAGTCCTTATCCATTTTTCACTAATGTGTGGCCAACCTTGGTTTAGGCCATACAATTTAGTGCAGTTATATATAATTTGAGGATCAGGATATTTTGTAGTATCTGGGTCATTGTATGGAGAATAAGGTCTTTGTATAAGCCATCTCCAACTATTAATCCTGGCAAAACTGGTGCCACCACAAAAGTGGTAAGCAACCCAGTCGCCTTCATTATAAATACGCGTAGTATTCATTAGTCACTCTCCAAGAGTTTTGATGTTAATAAGACTTCATTAAGCTCTTGTTCTTGTTCAGCAATAAGTTCGCGTTGTTGTTTTTGTTTAGCTTTACGACTTACTTTTTCGTGAACTTTTTGAATCTTGTCATGAGGTACAAGAGCTTCAAGTGCAGGCCAAGCTGTAAGAGCTTGGTTAAGAGTAGAAAATTTACTGCAAGTTTCATCAACTTTGTTTACATACTCTCTTTCCTTGTCATCTAGTTTGTCATTGTATTCACGTATTGCTTCTAGTTTTTTAATAAAAGAATCATTAATATCTAGTCTTACTGTAGCTTCACTAGAATAATAACTAGTACCAGTTAGAAACTCAGGCACATCACGTGGAGTAGCAAAATGACAAGTATAAGATTTTGTTCTTGCATACCTGTCAGTTTCTTCTGGGTCAGTAGACTTGAAAACAATAGTATCTATTTGTTTTGTATTAAATATTTGAATACCTTCCATAGTTGCATTAAAGTCTTCCATTGCTTTGTTAACTTTTGGTGCAATATTTTGGTCATAATAAGTATCCGGTTCTGGATAATCTTTTGTTGGATTAACAAGCGTAAATTTATCGCGTGCTTTTTGACGTATTTCACTCAACAAACGTTGAGACATTCTTACTGTAGCCATATGTATACCTCCTATAAAATGACATTAGCATTATCAACAATCCACTGACGACAGTGTTTGTTGGATTTAAGATTTTTATCAACAGCTAAACAACCCTTGATAAGTATCACTTGGAACTCGACAGGTAATTTTTTAGCTAGTTTAATTATGTTTTCCATTACATTATCGGTAGCTCTAGCAGCGACCGAACTAGACAATGCATACAGAATCGCTGGGTTCTCATCCTTCTTGTAAGTAGATGGGTCAGCAATTAATTTGTCGATGTTAGGCAACTTGTCTGCAATTTCTTTGTAAGCAAGAAACTCACCAGCTGGACCATCACCAACAATTGATGAGATACCAAAGAATAACGAATCATGGTCGATTTGGTCAGGCTGCACTTTTAGTTTTTTGTTAACAAAGGCCCACGCACGTGGAGTTGGGAATGCATATTCATCAGCTTTGAAACTGTAAAGTAGATTAGGTCTGTATTGCAAGAAACCAATAACTTCTGGAGAGACATTATTGGCATAAGCCCATGTAGTCCAATCTTCGATGTTAGCTTCCAACTCGTAGTGCGCAAGCCTGTTTCTTACAGGAGATGGCATTTGATAAACTGCTGCAGCATCAGTAAGCCTGTTGCCGGCAGCAAGAATTGACCAGCCTTCTGGTAACTCATAGTCACCGATACGTCTGGTAAGTAATAATTGCAGGAAAGCATTTTGTGTAGCTGGGGGAGCTGTAGGAAGTTCGTCAATGAACATCATACCTGTTTCACCATCCCTACTTTTGATAGGGAATACATCGGGAACAGCCCAGCGTGTAAAACGCTTTCCTGTCTCTTTCTCCTGCATGATGTGTGGGACTCCACGCACATCCACAGGATCGTAAAGGTTGGCACGAAAGTCTATAAGATTCATGTTGAGACTTTCAGCTACCTGTTGTGGTATTTCTGATTTACCGATGCCTGGTCCACCCCATATCATGGTGTTGATACCGGCACGCATATTTTGTTTAATCTCTGATATCAGAGCAGTGGGTTTAATAGAATGCATAGTAACCTCCTTATGTTTCTATTGGTTCTACATTAATTACATCTATTTGCTGGCCCGTACTTATTAACTTAATAAGAGCTAATTTAGCTAGCAGTGAGTAATTAAAGCTATTATTTACTTCTGGTGCATCAAACGTAATTGTTATCTGCATATCTGGTACATCTTTATCGATGAATGTCGCTCGCCATTTAATCATGTTTACCTCCCTGTATAACTGTAAATGGATATTTTTTCTTTTCTGGTTCAAAATGAACCTCTGGCTCAAATCTTGGTGTAGTAAACCAAACAGCCACGTTCAACGGTTCACGTTCGTCAAGATGTGCTGACTCACGATAAGACCGGCATAAATCTTCGACTTGATTTTGTAATTGCATGAATGTAAAGCTATCGCCTTTGGCTCCAAGACAATAATTTGTTTGTTGAGACAGTTCTTGAAAGTCTAAGCGTAATGCTGTTTCTTCTTCAAGAACTGATATTTGAATATGAACTTCGTAAGCAATGTCATCTGCATGCATACTCACACCTCCCTGTGCAAATACTGAAAAGCCAAGAACCCACTTTTAGGGAAAGACGGGCATGATGAATAACTAGTCTTGGCTCTTCAGTAAACTTTTAAATGTTTTGTTTCCATACAGATTCTGCATAGTCTTGAGACATAGAATCATTTGGATAAGTAGTTCTGATTACAGCTTGAAACTGCTCATAACTAAAACCTTCTTCGATGCACTCTTGACAAAGCGCATCGATATCTAACATGTGGTCTTTTAATCTAGACATTATATAGTCCCCCTAAATAGGTAAAATAAAGCTCTTAATCTCCACTCTTCTAAGTGGCGTAAATGTTTTGGAATATTTTGACGATTAATTTCTTTCATAATTACCACCAACAATTGTACCAAACTTTAGTGTTTTCTTCGTCTAATTTTTCAAGAGCGACATTACAAAAGTTTAAGTCTTGTTCTAAATATTCTCTTGAAGATTCATATTGATACTCTGTACCCCAAAAGAATCCATCTTTAGCTTCTGGCAAATTGCCATTAGTTACTAACTCGCGTAACTGCAATATATCTTCTTTATCAAGATACATAACTTCACAGTTAAACTCACATCCCATAACTCCGTATGGAGCTTCTTCATCTTTTCTTTTGTACCAGAGTTGACGCATAAACTCATGCAACTGTGCATGTTTACGCCACTCAAATACGCTTTCTGTAGAATCTGATTTGGTATCTAACCAACCAGCTGACATATCTAATCCCATGTGCACACCTCCTATGTGTAAAATGAAAGGTGGGGCTTTTCATCCCCACGTGGTCGTTACGGAGACACCGCTTCAGTAGTGACGCCTACTGAAGTTGCATTAAAGACTAAGCTACGTCTGATAAATCAATAGACTCGTTAGCTTGCTTAGTCATAGTGACTGCAGATTTGATGGAAGTATCAACTACGTTGTTGTAGTTCCACTCTGCAAGTCTTTGTAGTCTCAATTCTACTTGAGTCTTGACTCTCTCTTGTTTAATGGAGACGTCTTTAAGACCAAAGTCAGAATCGATTTTAACTAGAGCTGCTTTAAGCATCCTAGCTTTTCTACCAAGCTGAAGCATTTTATCTTCACGCTCAATGAGCCACTCAGGTATTTCCTTTGTTGGATCCTGTTCAGACATGGACTCTTTGTATTCGTAAACAATAGATACGAACTCAGCCCATGTTCTAGTGGCTAGTTGCAAGAAGTTGATGCCAGTTGTTTGTGGGTCAACTTCTAATAATGGCTTTTGACCAAGAACGATAGACTCGACTTGCATATCAAAGTACTCTTTCTCTTTAACAGCTAAGTCTGCATCGTCTTTGTTAAAAACTTGCTCCGTGTCAATCTTCTCATTGAAGATTTTCATTGTAGCAACCACTCTGCTTGGATTGAAGGTTGGTTTACCTTCGTTGTCAAGCATGTACTTTTTGTAGAAGTAGTCAGGCAAAACAATATCGTCTTGCGCGTCTCTTCTTTCTGAGCCTTCAGGGTCACCCATGGTGTCTGGAGCCCAAGCCTCTTCTGGAGTTTTTTGTGGTGGCAGTAGCTCACCAGTTTCCCCATTAGCCATATCAATTTCTACTTTGACATCTGATGGGTCAAAAAATGTATTATCACTCATTCGGCACCTCCTTGTGGTTTAGAGTGTAGATTTCTATTTGCAATTACTTGCTTAATATCCTGATGATTAACTTCAGGAATATACAAATAATTACTTGCGTTTTGACGAATTGACTCGTCGATGTGTTTTTCTTCCATATGTAAACCTCCTTGCAATATGTAAAGAAAATTAATAAATATACAAAAAGAACCTAAAACAACGCTCCCACGGAGCGTTGTACTGTAACATTTGAACGTAGTAATGCGGGTTTGCGGGCGATGTTACAGAACGTTACAGCTAAATTTAGAGAAGTGTAACATCTGTAAACGCCCGTGGTTATAAGGTTTATAGCCTATAAATTGAGAAATGTTACATGTTACAGTAAAAAACGGTTTAGAAGCCAAGAATCATGGTCGACGGTCGGTAAGGTACAACCTGCTATCTTGAACAAGTGTAACACTGTAACATTTGATGTGCCTGCACGCCTGAAACTATTGCTACGACTGGCATAGCGCATGTTACAGATACCTGTTACAGATGGTGCATTTTAGCTGTAACAGCTGTAACATGATTTCTCAGCCGAGGTGCATGCAAATCATCTGGCTGCGCAGCAGTTTTATAAAAAAAAGCCCCATTGCGGGGCTATGATAGTAGTAGGTAGGATAAGGGATTAGTTGGATTGAGGATGGTTTAATGGAAGCTCCAACTGCTTCGGCTCTTTGGCTTTTGTTCGTTGGTCTTGGTAGCCACCTTGGATAGTGTCTACTGCATTGTGACCGTAAGCCAATACTTTACCGGTGCCTCTTAGAAGGAGGCGACCAGTTTTGTATGTCAATGATAAGGCGTCTTTGGTGACGCCTATGATTGTAGTTTTAGGATTAGCCATTAGACACCTCCTTCTTCTCAACAGGGAATAAGAAGATTGGTTCTAATTCACCATTGACCATTCTAGGTGGGAAGTCAAAGATAACTTTAGTACCTTTGCCACTTGGAACGCCTCTGCCAAGTCTTGGCCAGCTAGTTTTCTTTACATCAACACCGTTTTCATCCTTAGTTGTGTAATCTCTAGCGACGCATATATTATGTGTAATATTCATATTGTTTCTCCTGTAATGAATAATTAATAAGCTCTGATAAGAGAATCTCATCAGAATCAATTCCAAGACCTAAGACAGACGACCCGTGGTCGGCTGTTTTTCATACAAGGTTCCAAAGCCTAGAAAAGTAAAACAAGGTTCCAAAATCTGGATTCGGGGAAGGGGGTGCGCTGCACAGCTGGATGTAGACAATGAGAGAGTGATATAGTAGGGTAGATTCATAAAAAAATTTTCTGAAAAAAATTTCAGTAAAAAAATGCCCAAAAAAATTTGCGACAGGTGCAAAAAAGAATTAGATGTATCTAAATTTACTACAGAGAAACTTCGCTCTGGGAATCCATACCCTAGAAATATTTGCAAGGTCTGTGTAGTAGAACACCGACAACGGAGATGTAGCAACGACCCAAAAACATTTTTACTGAGCCTCTACAATAGTTTGAAAAACAAACGTAAAGATAAATGTGGTTGGGATTTATTACCAGAAGATTTGTATGACATATGGGATGAACAACTCGGCCGTTGTGCGTTGTCCGGGAACTTTATGACATGGCAAAAGGGCGAAGGACAAATGGACTTGAATGCAAGTATAGATAGAATTTCACCATCGGGTCCTTATAAAAGAACAAATATTCAGCTTGTTTGTTATCGAATTAACATCATGAAACATGTTCTAACAGATCATGAATTATATTGGTGGTGTAAGAATATAGTGACAAACAAGGAAGAATTTTAATATAATCAAAAATACATGCGCTTACTAGATGAAGATAGACCTACAGAAATAACTGAAATGGATCGTTCAGATTTACAATCTCACCTTCCATATGCCGGTTTACATTTAAACGAACTCTCTGTTCAGGAAGAGCGTTTGGTCCTGTTCCATCTTCGTGGTATGAGTAAAGCGGCCGCCGGTCGAGCAGCGGGGTACAAGGATATTGACCGTGTATATCAAATCTTTAAAACAGAAAAAATACAAAAAGCACTAACTTATTTTCGTAATGAAATGCGAGAAGAGATTAAGTTTGATAAGAATACTGCAACAGGTATGTATCTCGAAGCTCATAGGAAATCTGCAAACGCAACAGAAGAGAAAAATGTAGTTGATTCATTATGCAAGCTTCATGGTTTGTTTATACCTGAGAATGCTACCCAGATAAATATCAACGTAGAGAAAGTAGAACAATTAGAAAAGCTATCAGATGCAGAGTTGTTAAAGATTGCTGGAGCAGATATGAAATACCTGGAGCCGAATGGAAACTCAGAAGATTGAATGTCAAAGATGTAAGGGGCTCTACCATGAGAACCTTATTTTACTCGATGATATATGTGTCTATTGTAGGGCGGACGAGGCTGAAAAAGTTCCCGAGCCCCCATCGATGTCTGAACAGGCTCAAAAGAAACAAGAAGACTTGTCCGCACAAGTAAAAGCGGAACAAGAATTAGCCAAAAGAATCTTATCACGTAAAAGGTTACTCCCATTTGTAGAACGTTTTAATCCAGATTATCAAGCCGGCTGGGTACACAAAGATATATGTCAAAGGCTCGAAAAATTTAGTGAACAAGTAGCCAATAAAGAATCACCAAGATTGATGCTCTTTATGCCTCCTCGACATGGTAAATCTACTCTCGCCAGTGTGGCGTTTCCTGCCTGGCATTTGGGTCGACACCCTGACCACGAATTTATAAGTTGTTCGTATTCAGGTTCTCTTGCGATGAATTTTTCAAGAAAAGTGCGTCAACTATTAAGGGAGCCAGTATACAAAAATGTGTTTGAAAAATCTAGACTAGATAAAGATTCTCAGTCAGTAGAATCATGGCAAACGACTCAAGGTGGTGGTTATGTTGCAGCTGGTGTCGGTGGTGGTATTACTGGTAAAGGTGCGCACGTAATGGTAATTGATGACCCGGTAAAAAACAGAGAAGATGCTGAGTCTGAAAATAATAGAGAAGCGACTTGGGATTGGTATACATCAACTGCTTATACCCGTTTATCTCCAGGTGGTGGGATCTTGGTTATTCTTACAAGATGGCACGATGATGACTTAGCGGGTAAGTTGTTAAGACAAGCTGAAGAAGGTGCAGACCAGTGGGAAGTAATTAAGTACCCAGCACTAGCAGAAGAAGATGAAAAATTTAGAAAAGTTGGTGAAAGTTTACATCCAGAGAGATATAATGTTGATGCTCTCGAGCAGATAAGGAAAGCCATCGGTCCCCGAGATTGGTCTGCTCTGTATCAACAGAATCCGGTATCCGACGAAGGCGATTATTTCAGCCGAGACATGATTAGATATTTTGAATATGATGAGATTGATAATTCACAGCTTAATTACTATTGTGCGTGGGACCTTGCGATCGGACAGCGTGACCGGAACGATTACTCAGTTGGTATTGTTGTCGGCGTTGACGAATATGATAATTTATTCGTTGTTGATGTCGTTCGCGGGAAATATGATGGCTTTGAACTAGTTGAACAAATTTTAGACTTGTATGAAACTTGGCGCCCGGGTATAGTAGGCATAGAGAGAGGACATATTGAAATGGCCCTCGGACCCTTCCTGCAGAAAAGAACTCGGGAACGTGGTTTGAATGAAGCTTACTTTAAAGATTTAAAAGTGGGTAAAAGGGATAAAGAGGCAAGAGCTCGTGCAATACAGGGTAGAATGCAACAAGGTATGGTATACTTCCCAAAGGATGCCGTTTGGACGGGACCCATGGTTGCAGAACTTTTGCGTTTTCCAAATGGTACCCATGATGACCAAGTCGATGCGTTAGCGTGGATAGGATTGATGATGACAGAATTTGCGACGTTTTATGAAAGACCAGAGCATATTCCGTCGTGGAGAGATAGATTAAAATATTTAACAAAAGGTGTTAGACATAAGTCTTCAATGAGTGCTTAATGGCAGAGTATAAAAAATCAAAAAAGAAATTAAACGCGGCAGACGAAGCAAATCTTGCACGTAGACAATGGGAAGCTTATACAAGAGCGAGGGACCACGGTCATACAGATTATATTGAGATTGCAAAACAATGTGATGCATTCTATCGGGGTGAGCAGTGGGATGAAGCTGATATAGCCGCATTGGATGATCAGGGTCGTCCCGCACTTACAATCAACACTATCTTACCAACTATTAATACAGTTATTGGTGAACAAAGTACCAGAAGAGCAGATGTACAATTCAAACCTAGAGGTTCTGGTGTACAAGAAACCGCAGATGTTTTAACTAAATTATTTTTGCAAATCGCAGACAATAACAAATTAGATTGGATAGAGTCGCAAGTATTTTCCGATGGTCTTATTCAAGACCGTGGTTGGTTTGATGTAAGAATAGATTTTTCTGACCATATAAAAGGGGAAGTCAGAATCACACAAAAAGATCCATTGGATATTCTTATTGACCCAGATGCAAAAGAGTATGACCCAAAAACTTGGAAAGAGATTTTTGAAACTAAGTGGATGAGTATTGATGACATAGAAGAAGTTTATGGTCAAGAACAAGCAGATAAATTAAGAGTTATAGCAGAGGTTGGTTCTACTTTAGGTTCAGATTCAATCGAGTATGAAGAAGAAAGATATGGCGATACTTACAGTGGTGAGTATGCAAGTGATTATCCACACAACCCAGAAGAAGCAAGAGCATTACGTGCAATAAGAGTTGTAGAAAGACAACACTATAAATTAAAAGAATGTATGTTCTATGTTGACCCAGTAACTGGAGATAAAAGAGAAGTTCCTTACAGCTGGGATGAGAAGAAGTATAAAAAGTTTGCAGATGATTTTGGTTTATATATTATCACTAAACAAGTTAAAAAAGTTAGATGGACAGTTACTGCAGATACTGTAGTTTTGTTTGATGACTGGTCACCTTATAATTGTTTTACTTTAGTTCCTTACTTCCCTTATTGGAGGAGAGGCAAACCTTTTGGTATGGTAAGAAACCTTTTATCACCACAAGAACAACTTAACAAAATTTCATCACAAGAATTGCATATAGTTAATACAACTGCTAACAGTGGTTGGATTGTAGAGTCGGGTTCTTTAACTGGTATGACAGCAGATGACCTAGAAGAACACGGTGCAGAAACTGGTTTAGTACTAGAGTTTAATAGAGGGTCTACTCCTCCAGGTAAGATACCACCAAACCAAATACCTACAGGTTTAGATAGAATCAGTCAAAAAGCTGCTTTAAATGTTAAAACTATAAGTGGTATATCTGATGCTATGTTAGGTACAGATAGTGCTGAAGTATCAGGAATTGCTATACAGGCAAAACAAAACCGTGGTGTCTTAATGATTCAAGTGCCACTTGATAACTTAAGAAAGACAAGATACTACTTAGCAGAAAAAGTTTTAGAGTTAGTACAACAGTATTATACTGAGGAAAGAATCATTCAAATTACAGATGAAAATGATCCTATGAAACCAAGTGTACCTTTAGTTGTTAACCAAGTTACACCAGAAGGTAGGATTGTAAATGATTTAACTTTAGGAGAGTATGAAGTAATTATTAGTACTATGCCTTCTAGAGATACTTTTGAAGAAACACAATTTGCACAAGCAATTGAACTTAGAAAAGTTGGTGTACCAATTCCAGATGACCTTATTGTTGAGTACTCACATCTACAACGTAAAGGAGAAATTGCACAACGTATTAGAGCTATGCAGGGTACAAACCCACCAACTGAAGCTGAACTACAAATTCAACAGTTCCAGGCTGAAGCTACTATTGCACAAACACAACTTGAAATATCTAGACTTGAGGCTGAAGTTGCCAGACTACAATCTGAAACTCAGCTTAATATGGCTAAAGCTCAAGGCGAAGCTACAGAACCACAAGTCAAAGTGGCTGAACTACAAAGTAAGCTACAGATGAAGAGAGAAGAACTAGATTTAAGAGAGCGACTTTCTGGTATGACTAATGATATTAGAAGAGAGCAAAGTGAAACGACTGCAGCTGCAAAAATTGCAACTGCTGCCATGAAACCCAAAACTACAGGAGGTAATTAATTATGGCGAAAAAAGAAGAAAACAGAGAAGTGAATGAGCTGGTCATGGACAGAATGCCAGGAGCAGATGCAATTTCAGAAGAAGAAACAAAACCTTTTGAAGTTGATCTAAATTTTGAAGAAGAGCCTAAGGATGAGGAGCCAGAAAATGAAGAAGTCTCAGAAGAAACTAACTCCCTTGCAGAAGAAGAAGTTGTTGAAGAAGAATCTGAACAGCAAAAAGAAGAAGAAAAATCTCCAGAACCAGAAGCTTCAAGCGAAGAAGTCGTGGATGGAGAAAGCGAAGATGCTCCACAACCAGATATTCAGCCAGCTGAAGGAAGCGATGAACACGTTGCCGAAGAAGTAAACCAACAAAAACCACCTATGGTACCAAAATCAAGGTTGGATGAGGTTTTAGCAAAGCAAAAAGCATTACAAAAACAGTTAGATGAGATAAATCAGTCTAAACAAGAGCTAGAAAATGCTCCAGAATATGATTTTGCAGCAAAAGAAGCAGAATATCAGCAATTAGTGCTAGATGGCGAGGCTGATAAGGCAGTAAATCTTAGAAATGAGATAAGAAATGCTGAAAAAGACCAATTTATGTTTGAAGTACAACAAAAAATGGGTCAAACAGTCCAACAAAGCCAAGAAGTAACAGCTTTACAAGCAAAAGCGGCTGAAATAGAAGCTAAATTTTCTGTTTTAAATGAAAATAGTGTTGATTTTAATGCTGACTTACAAAATGAAGTGATCGAATTGCGTAATGCATTCATGACTCAGGGTTATGCACCTGCTGATGCTTTAGAAAAAGCTACAAATTACACTTTAGCGGTAAAAGAACCCACTTTGTTACAGTCAGAACCTGTTGCTCCTACACCTAAAGTAGAAGACAAGGTAGTTGAGAAGAAAAAAGTAGCTAATATTAATAAAAAATTGAAAGCTGCAGAGTCTCAACCGCCTGAAATGAAAGGAGAAGGCGCTAGAGGTGAGAAAAAAGTAGATTTAAACACGTTATCTGACGATGAATTTAGTGCATTACCAGAAGAAACTTTACGTAGACTACGTGGTGACTTTGGCACTTAGTTGGTATAACATATAAGTTCGCACGCTAAAGCGATATTTAGCACGGGTCGTTCCGTAAAAACGTTTTCGCCTGCCATGGCGTAAATCTGGCTGAGGTCGTACTCGTTAAAATACGAAAACGTGTCCCCAACGATAAAGGGTATACGGGTAAATAGTCGGCCCAGAAAAGCGACTGGTTAGTTAATATTTTTAATTTAATTTGGAGGGCCAAAATGGCTAATACAAACTTTTCATCACTGACCAGTGAACAGCTTACTATCTGGTCTCGTGATTTTTGGCGTGTCGCTAGAAATATGTCCTTCATTAACCAATTCGCGGGTAGCGGACCTAACGCAATGGTTCAGAGAATATCTGAGCTTACTCAATCAGAAAAAGGAGCTAGAGCTGTATTAACACTTTTAGCTGACATGACTGGTGATGGTATTGTTGGGGACAACACTCTTGAAGGTAATGAAGAAACATTAAGAGCTTACGACATCGTCGTACAACTTGATCAATTAAGATTTGCGAATAGACTTGCGGGTAGATTAGCAGATCAAAAATCAGTTGTAAATTTCCGTGAGCACTCAAGAGACGCTCTTGCTTATGCAATGGCTGATAGAATAGACCAATTAGCGTTTTTAACGCTTTCTGGCATTAACTACACACTGAAAAACAGTGGTGCATTAAGACCTGTCCTAACTTCTGGACAAAATCTTGGTGACCTTGCGTTTGGAGGTGACATCACAGCACCAACTTCTAACAGACATAGAAGATGGGATGCAACTTCAGGCTTAGTAGCTGGTGACGTAACTGCTGTAGCAGCTGCGGATACAATCACTTATGAATGTATCGTTGCTCTAAAAGCTTATGCTAAAGATAACTATATCAGAGGCGTAAGAGGTGCTGGTGGAGAAGAGGTATATCACCTTTTCGTATCTCCACAAGTAATGGCTGACCTTAAACTTGACTCAGATTTTCTTGCTAACGTAAGAAACGCTGGTGTAAGAGGACCAAGTAACTCATTGTTCTCAGGTTCTTCAAGCTTAATGGTTGATGGAGTTATGATCCATGAGTTTAGACATGTATTTAATACAGCTAATGCTCTTACTGGAACATCTTCAAATGCCGGTTCTGCTGGATATAAGTGGGGCGCTGACGCTGACGTCAACGGTTCTGCTTCTTTATTCTGTGGAGCACAAGCTCTTGCTATGGCTGATATCGGATTACCTGAAATAGTTGAAGATACATTTGACTATGGTAACCAAAATGGTATTTCCATCGGTAAGATCTTTGGTCTTAAGAAGCCTAAGTTCAACAGTGACTATAATAGTTCAACTGAAGACTTTGGTGTTATCAGACTGGATGTTGCATACTAAGTATGTATTCTTGGGTGGTTCAATTTCGAGCCACCCAACTTTTATTAGGAGAAAAAAGTGATAATAATTTCAGATATTGATAGATATATTTCAACTACATGGGGCGCTTCAATTAGATTAGAAGCTGGGGTACCAAAAAGTGTGGGAGAAGATATTGGGTTGGTTTGTTTACAAGAAGGTTGTAAAAGGGTTGAAGAAGACAGCAAACCAGTTGATAATAAAATAGAGATTGAAGTCAAAGAAGAATCAATTAATTTTGAAGATATGACTAAAATCGAACTAGAAGAATATGGTAGAACTATCGGTATAGAACTCGATAGAAGAAAAAAGAAATCAGATTTAATTGAGGAATTAAACGCAGCAGGGTAGATTATGGGAACATTAACAGGTGCAAATTTAATTGATCGTATTCAGGATACTTTACAAGATACTACAAGTGTACGTTGGCCTGAAGCAGAACTTCTTAGGTATATTAACGATGCTCAAAGAGAGATTGTTAATTTCAAACCAGAAGCTTCAGCCACTCATGCGAATGTAGCACTTTCTGCGGGTACAGAACAATCTATACCTTCAGGTGGTCTTCGTCTTATTAAAGTAACTAGAAATATGTCAGGAACTGCATCTGATGCTACTGGTAAAAGAGCTATTAGAATTGTAGATGTTGATATCCTTAATTCACAGGAACCAGATTGGCACGACCCTACTGTATCAGGTGACGCAGCGCATGGTACAAATGTAAAACACTATGCTTTTGACCCTGACGACCCTAAAAAGTTTTATGTATACCCTGGAGTTTCTGGAGACGCTTATTTAGAAATAGTATATTCAGGCTCACCTACTGATTTAACTGCTACTTCTGATACTATAAGCTTAGATGATATTTATGGTAATGCAATTATAGATTTTGTTTTATATAAAGCTTACTTAAAAGATTCCGAATATGCAGGTAACCAACAAAGAGCTGGTACACATTATCAATTATTTAGTGCAAGTATTAGTGGTGGTGGACAAGCTCAGGTAAATATAAATCCAAATACAGACCGTTTACCACCTTCATCCTTACCACCTCAAATAACAGGAGCATAATAGATGGCAGCGTTTAGTACATTAATTAAGGAAATTTTACCTTATGTACCAAACTGTCCTGACACTTTAATTCAATCTAATTTAAGGTCAGCAAGTATAGAACTATGTGAACGTTCTAGTGCTTATGTATATGATTTAGACCCAGTTACTACAATTAGTGGTGTCTATGAATATGAGTTTGACCAGCCTGTAGGTACTGATGTACATAAAATACTCTGGATGACTTATGATGGAGATGATTTAGACCCTATAAGCCCAAGAAGTTTAGAACTAAACTACCCTGATTGGAGAAATAAATCTTCTTTACCACAAGTTTACTTACAAAAAAGCCCGGATACTTTCTGGGTTGTACCCGTACCTAATGCTACTGTAACAAATGGTTTACAGCTAAGTGTTGCTCTTAAACCATCAAGAACATCAAATAATATAGATACTAATTTCTCAAATGATTATAGAGATGGCATTATCTATGGAACTTTATATAGATTATTACGTATTCCAGGAAGAGATTGGACTGACCCAAGAGCTGCTTCTGATTATTTAAGCCTATTCAACCAAGAAGTAACTCAAGCCGAACAAAGAGCTAGGTCAGGTGATCTTGGAGTTAGAAGATTAGTTAAATACCGAGGAGTAGGATTATCTCCACGTAAGAGGTATAAGAGATATGGTTCAGAGATTGACTATTGATGGCGTTTCAATTGAACAAATCCCTAAGGATGAACTTAAATATTCTTTTACAAGAATTGAACCTTATCTACAAAAGATTAGAGAGAAAAGTTACTCTGATTGGATAATCCCCGATATTTATGTTTCTCTTAGAGAAGAGACATCAACTTTATATATGTTTTATAAAGAAGATGCATTTGTTGGATTCGTTATAACACAATTAGTAAAGGATCCAAGCGGAGAAGGAACACTTTATGTATGGGCAAGTTACCAAAAACCAGAGTATAATTATATAAAAGTTGGGTTTGATTTTTTAGATAAACTTGCAAATAGCTTAGGTGCTGTTGCAGTAGAATTTGAGACCAGCAGAAAAGGTTGGCAAAGAACAGCTAAAAAATTTAATTTTGAATTAGTTACCTATACTTTTAGGAAAGAATTATGAGTAGAAGAAAAGTTAAAAGAGGTAGGTTTTTAGAGAAGACTGCAGCTGAAAAGCAAATGGAGTCTAAGTTAAACCAACAAATTTCTGGTTTAGAGACTGCCTTAAATGAAAAAATAACACAAAGATTAGAACAAGAAGCCGTTGAGCGTGTAGGTACGACTCAAGGTATGTTAGCAGCTGATAGAGAAGCTGCCTTAGCTGGTAAGATGGGTACAGGTCTAGCTAAAAATGTAGCTTTAACTGCACAACTTACTTCTAATGCTATTGCAGATGCTACTACAGGTAGAAGAGTTGGTACTGAACAGGAAGTTAAAGGGGGCCTTCAACTAGCTGGACAACTTTCAGCTATAGAAAAAGCTAAAACAGGTTTTGAATTAGGTGAAACAAAACAAGCAGCCCAAATAGATTTAGGGGAGGCTATCGCAAAAGAAAAAGGTGATTTAGCTAAAAGAGGCGCTATGCAAAGTTTTGCCAAAGGGGTTGCTAAAGGCGCTTTAAATGAAATAGCAAATCCTGATAGTAAAGTACAGATTGATTCAAATACTGGGCAACTTGTTCTTAGCAGTGGTGGGCCTTTTTCTAATATGAATTTTACTTCACAACCAGGACAATCTAATATGGGTGATATTAACTATACTCCTAAAGATATTAAAACTATACAAACAACGCCAGGTGCAGGGCTGGCTTTCACTTGATAATGGCAAACTTAGCAAGAATGACAGAAGACACAATGATTGACCCAGTTCAACCTAATGTCACAAATCCATATGAACAGAATGTAACTGATTACACTCCTTCGCTTTTTGAAAAATTAACACAGGGTGTAGATACAGTTGCAGAAACTACTCAAGATGCAGAGAGAGCTGCAGCTGCAGCAGAACAAAGAGGTGCTAGAGAGAGAAGTAGATATGGAGTACAGTTGACTCCAGCTGAACAGGCACAATCTTCTAGGTTAAGCCAATTACAAAGTACAGCAAGTATAGCAGGAGCAACAACTCAAGCAATTCGTAGTGATGAAGAAATTAATAGAGGATTAACTGCTAGTGCATTAGGTTTACTGAGTGGAGAATTCCAACAAACTTTAAGTAATCTACTACAGCTAAATCAAATAAATGTTTCTAGGCAAAACGCTTATCAGAATGCTAGAGCTAATTCTAGGTCACAACATTATGGCTTCTTAGGTAGTCTTGGTGGCATGGTAGGAACTCTTATTGGGAGTAAAATATAATGGCATTAGTAGATTTACCTCAGTTCAAAAGTAAAAACCCTTTGGCCTCTTATGCAGCAGCAGAGAAATTTGTAGAAGGTGACGCGCAAAGAGTTAGAGCAGCTATTGGTCAAAATGAAAACCAGTTTAATGATGCTTTAAACCAACCTTGGGAGAGTTTCCAACAACAATTTCCAGAAACAACTTTTAGGAATCAACAAGAGTACGATACATTTAAAAACCAATATGACCCAAGACAACCTAAGTGGGCAGATTTTGCTACTGCTTATGGCCCTACTGAAGCTATGAAAGTTTTAAATAGAACTGGAATTTCAGCTATGTGGTTAGGGGCAGATGCTGATGAAGTTAGAGAGTTTGATATAAATACCGCTAAATGGAACCCTGATGAAGGGGGATTTGATGTATTCGCAAGAGTATCTGATAAAAAGAATAAAAGAAGTTTTACTGCCCCATTACTCCGTTTTGGTAAGAAGGTTAAAGATGTATTTACTGGCGGGGGAGATGAAGCTGTTGAACAAGAGTCTTTAGCAACTTTGCCATTATCAGCTTTTGAAAATATGTACCAAGGGGCAAAATATGCTACTTCTAGATACTTAGGAGACCCAGGAATCGAGCTCCTACAAGCAAATCCAAAAGCAAAAGAGATTGAAAAATTAACTTTTTTTGACACTTCAGCCCCAGCAAGGGGGGAGAGAGAAGATTGGTTATTTTCTCTTGGAACTCAATTAGTTACAGATTTAGGGGGAGAGCAACCTACGCCTACTACTGAAGAGCCTACTACAGCAACTACACCTACCACCCCAACACCTTATCAGCCTAACTTAGAGTTAGGATTAACAAGTGAAGATTATAGGGTTTTGGCTGATACTCAAGCAGACTTTAAATTATCCGAAGATAAACAAAAAGCTTTAGAATCTTATATTTTTGTCCCAGGGACTCGACCTTTTAATATGTCAGAAGAGGAGTTTAACTCAGAAAAATATAGTCAAAGAGATAGAGAAAAAAGGCTACCTGCAGCTGCTAACATAAAAACAATGCAGAACATAAATAGAATTATTAGAGAGACCTTAGATCCTATAGAGGGAGTAAGAGAAGGGTTTTCAGGTGAGTCTGTAGCGAGGGCTTTAGGTATGCCAAGTGACAAACCTAGGACTGCAGAAGAACAAGCAAATGTAGATGAGATATCTAACATATATAGTAATGATGGGGTTTTAAGTCCAAGTAAAGTTTTAAGGGAAGCTTTTAAAATAAACCCAAATGCTATGTTAGAGTTTCAATCAGACCCAATCGCATTTGCAAACAAGTATAAAAATAATGTTAATGCGTTGAAAGGTACTCCTGTATCTCCAACTCAATCGAAGGAACTTATTGAGGGCAGTCCATTTAAATTAAATAATAAAGATTTAAATGAGTTAAATACTGCAATAAAAAATAATGACCTCACAGGTTTTACAAATATTTTAAATAGACTTACAAAAGAAGGAACAGTACCAGAAGCACAACAACAAAAAATTGTAGATTTCTTAGGTAGGTCAAATAATTTTGTTAGAACAGGTAATCAAAGAAACCTTAATCATGCGATAGTAATGGATATGTGGAGTTCTTTAACTCCTACACAAAGAAATACTTATGCGGGGAGTTTAATACGTTTTGCAGAAACAGGTTACTTAACTTTTGAGGGAGTAGAACAACAGAGGAAACTCACTTCTGATGCATTATCTGCGCAACAAGATACAATGGAATTAAGTGGTATTGGTAAAGATCTTTTAGGTTTAATACCTACTTTTACTGACCCTAATTATCAGCTTAACCCTAGAGATGCAGAACAGATAGCAGCTTTTGGTCAACAGATTTCTAATGAAAAAGATTATCAAGCTTTATTATCTACTTCGGGTATATACTTAAAAAGAGCTATTGAGGAAAAAGGCTCTCCAGGTCTTTTACAAAGAGTACTTTCGTTTGGACAAGCAAAAGGCCCTGCAGCTTCTGGTTTCACTTTAGGACCTAATGTTGTAGCTTTAGATGCACAAAATAATTACACCGATGACCCTGCTGCTGCAGATAAATTTAGAGTTAGAGACCCAGGTGGAAGAGGGTTTAGAGGTGGGGTAATTACTAAGAATGAATTACTAGACCTTATTGGCCCAGAAGGAATAGCAATGTTGATGGGGGTTAGTGCTGAAAATGCTAAGAGAAACCCAGAATTAAAAGGTGGGGGGTAAAGTGTGGCAGAGAATAAAAATGCCCTTGCTGACTATTTTACCCAACAAGCTGGCACTCTAACTGGTCTCGCTGAGGGAGAACAGCAACAAGAAGAATTTGCAGCAAGAACTGATCTTAGAAGACCATCAGGTTTCCGTGAACAATTTTCTGAATCTGTAAGAGCTGGTGCACAACAGGTTGAAGCTGATGTAAAAACTTTTGGTGCTATAAGCAACTTTATTAGGGGTAATGAAGAAGAAGCCCAAAAACAACTTAATTACGCAAATCGTTTACAAGAAAGCTATGGAGCAATCCTTGAACCTATAGGTGACTTTGAACAGTTTTTAGAACAACCAACCTATGATGGTTTTTTAGATGAACTTTCTAAAGTAGGTATAGTAGCTCCCCAAGCATTATTTTCTATTGCTAGTGGTGGTACAGGTTTAATTGCAGGTTTATTAGGAAAAAGTGTTCTTACAGCAGGGGGAAAAGCTGCTAGTAAAAAACTTCTTGTAGACTTACAAAAGAAAAAATTAAATAGCTTAAAAGGTACAGGTCCAGCTTTAACAAAAGAAGAAAAAGAAATTTTAGAAAGTGCGTACCAAGGTTTACGTGCTGCAAAGTATACTCCTGCTGGTCAAGCAGAAGCGGCTAGACAGTTACAAAGAGCTCGTCAGTCAGACATACCTCTTGCCCAACTAGGTTTTTGGGGTGGTGCTTTTGCACAAGGTGAAGTTGTAGGTGCTTCACAATCCTT